TCTGTACCTGGATTAGTGAGCCATTTAATATCAATCGATGTTGTCGAATTGATAGCAGTAATCACAGCATTTGCATGATTAGGTGCACCACTATTACCAGTATTAGATGTTATAGAAAGTACCATTCCCTTGATGAGCCAACCTTGAGCTGCTGTGATAGTAGCTGAAACAACTGCACCAGCACTAACTGCTGCTAGATTAGTTGATATGTTAAAGCTTCTATCAAAAACAGAAATCTTAGTTCTATCTTCAAGAAAACGGAATTGAGGGTCTGAAGTAGGCACTTTTGCAACTTTAGACAGGTAAACAAAAAACGGAGACTCTTCTGGTTGTAAATCAGCAACCCTATCGCTAAAATCAAATAAACGTCTTGACGAATCGGCAAAAGCTGAATTTGTACTACCAGGAGTCGCAAAGTTTAACTGCCCACTATTATAAGTAGCCATTCTACTCTCCTTTTATTATTAAAGTACTTTACTTCTCGTCCCAGCTTTAACCACCTGATTCCAAACATCATCTACCTCAGAAGTTCTTTTTGGCTGTTCACCAGCAAGAATACCAGCAGGCGTTGGAGCTTGCTGGTTCTGACGTACTTGGTCTAAGGGATTAGGTGCTTGTGTAGCTGGATTTTCAGCATTAACAGCTCTGAACATCTTAACAACATTTTGAAGTCCATATTCAGCTGGATGTTTATTGACGAAATCCATAAACTGTGGAAGCTCTTCTTTTGAAACCAAGCCATTATTAACAACTTGGTTTTGAAGTTGAGACTGTCCCATTTGTTTTTGGAGTCCACCCACCCGCTCATCGACACGTGCTTCAATCTGCTCATTCATCTGCTGTTCTCTATACTGATACGATTTAGATTTAGGGTCATTAAAGGCTTCCCAGGGGTCGAATTCGTCCTGACTCATTTCAATACGTACAGGTCCAGCTGGTTGACCACTATTACCTTGAAGTTGTCCCATTAAGTTTTGGACTAAATCAGGTCGTGATTCCAATAACTGTCCAACCTTTTCGTATTTTCTGAGTTGTTCGTTTTCAGTACTAAGTTTATCCTTTTCAGATTGGAAATACTTGGCCGATTCTTCCCAATTCGTCTCAGAATTCTCTGTACCCTCAACACCTACATCTTGCCCTACATTATCATTAACGGGTTGACCTTCAGGAAATTCCTGTTGATTTTCGTTTTGATATGCGTCATTTTCTGCCATGAGATTACTCTCCTTTATTTTGCGATTTCTGTTGCTTTTCTTGAGTCTGACTACGTAAGCGTAATTTCTCTTGCTCCAGTTTCACCGCGTTTGTTAGTTTGCCCACAGCAAGCTCAGAACCCTTCTTGGATTCAAGTTCACTCTCTTTAAGCTTGCCTTGGAATTTAGCAACTTCAACTCTCTTCTTATCATGAACAGATTCTCTTTGAGCAGTTTGTAAGTCACCCTTAAGTTGCTTTATCTGCTCACCTGCTGATTGGAGTTGTTGTTGTAATTTTGTGATAATATCGGTTCTTTGAAGAACACCTTGTTTATCAAAAATATCTGTTTTCTTCAATGCCTCCACCTTATCAATAAGTCCTGCTTTGTATGCTTCCATATAAATATTCCACTCAGCCCATTTATTAGATGGCATAGTAGAATTACCAATAACACGTATATCGAAATTCCCTATACTTATTTCATTCTCGATTGACATGATTTCTTTTGATTTATCATCAAGTAATTTTTTATTTATAGTATATTCATCAATATCATTATTTGGCTGTACAATCCTAAATGTTTTTTGGTAACTGTAATGATTCTTTGATAAATTGTATATTACCCTCCCCAATCTTTTTAAGCTAGCTTCGATGTCACGAAGCTTTGATTTTGAGCGCCTTTGTCCAAAATCTTCGAGCATCATCGTTGCAGACGATGTGCGAGGCGCAGCCTCAGCATTTCCTTGCTGCATCTCAAATATACCCATGTTAAGGTCAATATAGTGCTCAATCATCTGAGGCAATTGTAATATTGAACCAGCAAGAGGTTGTGGAGAAGGGAAATGGGGCTCTCCAAAGCTTGCATCGTATTCGATGGTCGCATTTGGATTTGCCCAGTCTCTCTCTAATTCCTCCATATCTTGTACAGAACCTTGTGGTACAAGTAATTTTAGCCCCGAAGCAGCTTGCGCATGTGAGGTAATAAGTGACATGGTTTTATTCAAGAAACGTTGAAAGTCTTTATTCTTTCTAACGTCACCCATAGGATATGGAGTATTCGTCCATATATTCGGGACTGGTACAATTGGGTAAGTATCCGTATCAAGTACGGATTCGTATAACATAACCTGTCCTACGCAGCAACTAACTTGAATTCTTGTCTGAACAACCTGTACGAGGTCTACCAATTTCTGCTCAAAGGCTTTGGCAATATCTGGGTCTTGCAAATACTTCTGTAAAGCTTCATCATCAAGGATAGCTTCCTTACCACTCCGCATATCTATAACACGGTAATATGGAACTTTTACTTTTTCAAAACTTTCTATAAGTCTATATTTCTCCTGAGAAGATGAACCATAGTCATAATCTTTTGTTATATCAGGAGTAAAAGACCTTTTATTATATTTTTGCGTTGAAGAAGGATAATCACCATCAGCATAGTCCACACTATCAACTTCATCAATAAGCATCTTTCCAGACTCTTCATCAACAACTTCTGCGAGTTGTGGGTATAGGTTTAATAATTGCGCTTTTGTTAAAATAGTAGAGAGCATCATACCCGCAGCATCATCAAACCACTTATTACGACTATTAGGGTCTACTACAATCCGAAACGGGTCTACATAGGTAAATTTAACCTCACCGCGTCCATAATCAGCTTCTCTATCAATATATGCATAGAAATAGCCAAGACCAGTAACAGCATAATCGTGAACAACCTGCTTAAAAACTTCATCGCCATCTGATATATCCCATATATATTCTAGTATTGTTTTCCATACATTAGCTAGTTTATTATCTGAATCTTCTCTTGGCACAGCAGAGAACTTCGGTGGTTTGGCTGTCATAATAGCTTTAAACTGCTCAATAGCAGAATAAATTCTATCTACAGGTGTATTTGATTGATTTCGCTCTGCAAGAACATTTGCTTCACTAGCAGTATAATGATTCCCTAAATAGAAATCAATATCTTCCCTTGCCTGTGTATCCCAATCACTACGCGCATCATACCATCTACGCCAACGCTCTTTTAACTCTTTTGTTCTATTATTTTCTGGAATCATTATATATAATTTACTGAATATTTAGTTATTATACAAGTTACACTCTTGCACCTGTAATCCAATTGTATATCTTCTTTCTCTTTACTTCCCAATCACCTGTAGTTTTATTTTTTACCTTCTTTTCCTTACCCGCTTTAGGATTTCCCCTAGCATACTGACAAGCAAGCCAAAACGCGTCAATACAGTCATCGTGTGACCCTTTGGGAAAGTCAAGCAACTCACCGATAAGTTCATGCATGTTCTTTCTGATATGAACAGCCCCCGCCTTAAACATTGGCTGCAAACCCTCCCAGAGCCTATCTTTCTTTTTAGTATTGCCATAATTCTTTATTCCCTGTTCAATACCTGGCATAAACTTGCCTTCACTCTTACTGCGTTTTTGAACGTAATCCCTAAGCATCTCTTGATAAGCAATCGTTTCAATGTTTATTCGTCTGATGGGTCTATAGCGTTCCACAATTTCGAAGATTTTATCTGCGCAATCCATTGGGAGAACTTTTTCTCTCCAATACTCAATAATGTAATAATCATATTCGGCAGTAACGCCAATAACCATAATAACACTAAAATCGTTCCGTAAACCAAGTGTCGAAGCGGGGTCAACACCGATGTAAATATTGACATATTCTTTACTGCCATCATCAAACGAGATATACCATGAATCGCAGCTATCATCAAATTTTGCCCTACCTCTATAAAACCCTTCATTTATATCGTCCTCCGTAAATATTTGGTCTTCTGGGGACTTTGCCTGATTCATATACTCTTGATAGAATTTGGCAGGAGTCCCAGTATCTATGTAAAATTGCTTCCTTGCTTCTAGTTTCTTAAGTGGCCAGCGTGATGGCCATAGAGTTTTACCATTATCAAGTATAGCCTTGTAAGTTAAAACATCCCAAGAGTATTCTTCACCGTTATTATCTGCTTCCTTCTTATTTTGAACAATACCATTCAAGAAGCTGTCATAATGAACTATCGTACCATTACACCATAAAAACCCTTTTTTATCAAAATCAATAGCTGGAAACACAGCAGCGGTTACCCAATCCTTAATTTGCTGACGAGACTCTGGCGTTTTAGTATTTAGCTCAGATTCAAAATCGTCAAGGATTATCCCTGTATACCTAGTTGAAAGTTGTTTCTTACCCCTTAACCGCTGAGATGTTCCTTTTGCTATCATACGACAGCCATTAGATGTAGTGAACTCCGCTTTCGTCCATTTGTTCCCTT